GCCGGTGTCGATGATCAGGTTCATCGAGTTGGGCGAGGTGTAACTACCGACCTGGGCAACCGTTGCATTGGCGTCATAAGCAACACCGCCGCCTTCAGCACCGGAAGTATGGGATGGCATCAGTGTGTTTTCGTAGTAATCAAAACCACCGTGACGGCCCATGTGGCCTTCCTTGAACTGCTTGCTCAACTCATCTTGTGCGTTGAATAAGCCTTTCATATCAGTAACCAGGTCTGAATTGGCCTGAAGGTCTAACAGTGCACAACGGTTGTCATTGGGCGCCAACTCATTACCCAATTTGACACGGCCAGCCATGATGTCTGCAAATTCCACTTTGGTACCTGCAGAAATCTGGTTAGCCACTTCGTCGACCATGTTCAATGCATCGCTTTCGATCATCGCGGCCAGCTTGGACATTGCTGGCTCAAGATGACGTTTGGCGAAGTCGTCGATCTTCATGGTCTTTTCGTTGGACGTGAAGCGCATAGGCACATGGCGCTGAGTGTTCAGCGTAATAGTAACCTGTTGCTCCAGAGTATCCGCACCGGTGCCGGTTGCCATGGTAGGGCCGGTGCCAGTGTTGTGCTGAATAGGCAAGCGAATGCGCGCGGTATTACCAATCTTTGCGCCTTCTTTTGCGTACATATCATCGTATTCAGTAACGATGTTGGTCACGAAATTCAGCTTTTGATGAAGAATCATCAGAGCCTCTTGCGTGATCATGTCGAGGGTTAATACGTTATTAGCCATTGGTTATATCTCCAATTTTGGCAATTACCTACCCTGCTGCAGCTTTCTGCTTTTGACGCTTGGCTATGTACTCTTCTGTTGAGAGATTTTCCAAGCCTGCATCTTGCACAGAGCTACCTTTCTCGAGGTTAGCAGGATCCGGCGCATTGCTTATTTTTTTAGTGGGCTTTTCCTCAGATTTCCCCAAGGTCTGGCCGATTTTATCCAGTTCTCTCAACTGGCTGAGCGGAGATAGTTTAGCGATACGATCAGCTTCATCCGGATTGTCGTAAAGGTGCATTGCAAGCTCTACGCCATACTCTTCGTTTACAACGGCCTCGGCCATTGTCATGGACATTGGGAAATCATCAGAAGCGATTGTTTCCATCATATCCTCGAAATCATCCGGGTACTTTTCCTGGCCTGCTGCCTTGAACGCCTTGAACTCTTCGGATTCACCTTGAACATCGTCTGACTTGGTTTGACGTGTTGACTCCTTGCCTTCGTCTGGCGGCGTCTTATCGTCTTTGCCGGCTTGAGCCAGCTTCCAATCGACTAATGCGTCGGTAAACTCTTCGTACGTTTCAAAGTCGTCCTGCTGCGGCCTCTCGTCGCCTTTCGTTTCTTGCTTGCCTGCACCTGCTTCGGCTTTGCCTTTCCAGTACGCGGCATCTATCTCTGCTTGTTGTGCTCTTTCTTCGGCTCTGCGAATCTTCGCATTCTGCCGTTGTTTGCGGCGCAGCTTGGTTCGTTCGCTCGCCTGCTTCTTTTCTGCTTCGGCTTTCTCTTCTGCCTCGGCCTGTTGCTCCGGCGTGAGATCCGTTTGTTCTTCAGTTTCGGGGGTGGCGGTCTGGTCGACCTGCTCTGTCGATGAGATATCATCATGTGCCGTTTGATCGGCTGCATTTTCGTCTGTCACGGTTATTTCCTCGTATTATAGCCGACTATTCGGCAGTTTGGGTTTCTCTTGCTTCTGCTATGAACTCAGCCAATAGCTCGGCAACCTTTTCTCGAAGATCCTCGTCTTCAATTCCTTGTACGCCTGCAGCCAACTGAGACATTTTGGCCTCTGCTTCTGCCTTGTCGGCCTCTGCCTTGGCTTTCGTTGCTTCCGCTGTAGCCATCTTGGCCTCTGATTCAGCCATCTTGGCGGCATTCTCGCCTTGCTGCAGTGCCTGGGCTACGCCTTCCTGGATAACGGCGTCTATCTCTTCCGGGGTAGGTGGTGGCGGTGCTTCCTCTTCGCCCTCTTCCGGCTGCTCATCAAGGATTTCAGGCGGGATTGTCTTCTTCAGGCGTTTGGCAAACTCATCAGCTCCAGGCCATTCCATATTCTTGGCTACCAGGTCACCAATGACACCCCACAACTCTGGGTTTTTCTCGAGCATGCGGGTCATGCCGTCCATTGCTTCCATACGCTGGGTGCTATAGCTGGGACCGGCCTTCACAACAAGATCGAACTTGCCGACTGATAGATCAGCAATCGTTACATCTTTCTTGGATTCTTCGTCATAAATGGTCTGGTTCACCATTACAAAATCTTCTGAGTCATCTGGGAACCGAATACGTAACTGCCGCTCTGTGTCGTACAGCTTTGGTATGGCGTTGATCAGAATACGTCCAACCTGGCGGATAGAGCGCACCATATTGTCCGAATACTCGAATGAGCCCACATCACCCTTACGCTGCAGTGCAACCTCTTGCTTGCCACTGGTAGCGCCGCTGGTGGCCCCGAGGGAAGCGTCAAACATGCCTGATGTGGCCTTGATATCGTCCGAGGCCTGCATGGACTGCTGAACCTCTCCAGGGTTGCCGGTTACCGGTGGCTCACGCTGGGGCTTTGGAATACCGTCGATGTGCTTGTAAGACAGGTATGAGTAGTTGTTGGTATTCGCCTGGCGCCATACGTTCTCATACCCTTCAATCTGCTTCTCACTGAGGATATACGGCACCTTCGGTATCAGTGCTGTGCGCTCCACATCTGCAGAGCGGGAGTAGTTGTACATGCGCTGTGCGTCTTTGGAGTGGCGAATTGCACCGCGGTAGAACGGCGTACCGTCGACAACAAGCTCTTTACCCAATACCGGCACGATCGGGATCCACCGAAAGATTGTTTCGCCCTGCTCCAGAATCTCATCGGCTGAAATCTTGGCCCACATGCACTTCTTGCCCTTTACCTTGCGCTCTCTGGCAACCGTTACACCTTCTGCGGCCAATTCATCAAGGATTGGTGCAAGCTTCTCCTTTTCGACCACACGTCCATCGGACAGCTGGCAAAGCTCAAAGGTATGGTCTTTCAGGTAGTAATACATGGCGATAAAGACAAAATCACCATCTGCCCATATCTCATACTGATCGTTGCTTACATCAATACTGCCTTGATTCTTACCTGGCCATTTGGTGGTGAAGTCATCCTTGTGGATCTTTGAGAAAATAAAGCCGTATTCGGAATCGCTACCATCAGGCTCTTGGAAGTCCGGGTCCAGCAATACTGATTTGTAATTGCGTACCCGCTTGATCTGGAAATCTTGGTCAAAGGTGTGATCGTCGGCGTAATCGGTAGTGATGTGGATATATCCCAATCCCCAGCTGGCGCAATGCTCGAAACCAGTGTCATAAGCAATATCGGCATTTGATGAGTATTCGATGTTACGAATGAGGCCTTCGTACACCTCTGCCAGTGAGTAATCCTTTGACCCTGCTGTGTTCTGCACCTTGGCATTGGCGTTCTGTACGTCGCCCTGGGCCGGGAATACGTGTACAGCTGGGCGCATCTGGCGCTGCATGCCTACAATCTGGTCAATAATACCCGGCAGTTTGTTGAAGGTGAGACATGGCCGGCCATCCCGCTCATTCTTGATTTCATCAGGCCAGTGATTCTCCCCGTGCAGGAAATCAATATCCTCGTCCATGTGCGTGTAGTTCTTCTCCCAAGCATCATGGGCATACTTGGCACGGCGCCGGGCTGTGGATAGGAATGCTTCTTTATCGGAAGTATCGAGATTCTTTTTATCTGCCATTTTTATCTTCCCATCCAGCCCTGTGGGCCTTTGTTGCGTAACAATTGATCTTCGAAGTCTGCGTGTGGCTGTGTCTTCATTATGTCCATGGTCATCGCCAGGTAACGCATTGCGTCCATTAAATGGTCGTTTTCCTTCACAATCTTTCCATCTTCGTCCCTGCGGTATATCCGGTACTCGCCGAGAAAGCTTTTCATGCTCTTGAACACCTTGAGCCTGCCGGTGGTCAGCCTGGTAAATACCTCAAACAACCCTGCCTCTACTGCATTTTTAGCCAATGATAGCTCAAGCCCAAGATTATTGTATGAGTCTATTAATTTTTTCCCATCGTGCTGGCTTCTGCCCCTTGCTGCCGGATCAATACAGCCTGGTATCCACTTCCCTCTTGATCGTATGCCGTCTGCATGCACCGAAGGCTCTGCTTTGCCTTTGTAGTATTCAGAATACAGATACAGAATGTCAGACTCCCTATCGTGTGCACCCCATATGGCCGCGGTCTTCTTCCAGCCTACATCGAGGGCATACCCCTTCGGCCAGTGCTTTGGTATCTCGATATCGTCGATGACAAATTCTGACTCGGGTACAGGGTAAATGGCACCGGATCCCAAGGCTGGTATCCCTTTTGATCTGGCATCCCTCAAATGGGGTAGTGTTGAAGCCAGCAGCTCTTTCTTCGTCGACTCCTTGATATGGGGGACATCATCCCAGCCAGCCATTACCAAATAACGTGATGGAGATACTTCAGGCATCGGGTAGACCATCAGGGAAGAATTGCATAACGGTCTCTGTGAGCCCCTCAAGCGGCGTCATAGTCATGATGACCATCCCATCTGTTGTGGCTGTACGAATGAGGCATTCGCCGTAGATCGCAATACTTGGTTCTTCATCGAGCCAGATTCCATCTTTCTCAGTACCTTCGAAGCCATCGCGCCCCTGTTGGTATGATTTAAAGCCGAGGACAGACGTTCCGCCACTGACGTGCTCAATTTCAACAGTATCTGCCATGTCCTGGATACCGGACTTTGAAGTAATGCGTTTAATCTTTGCGCCGGGGATAAGGCCGGTACCTCTGCGCTTCTTGGGGCCAAGCATCTTGGCTTGAAGAATGTCCCGGGTGGTTTCGTTGGTCTTGCCTGCAGCCCACCAGGACACAGGATACTCGAATCTTCGACCTTCCCACCAATCCGGGTACAGGCCAGTGAGGTGTAAGGCGGTCTCGTATCCACCAGCTCCCTCGGTTTTGCCGATACGGTTAGCAGCAACAAAGCCCCGTTCGCGGTATTTCTTGCCAGCTGCAAAGAACTCCATATGCTTTGGGTACAGCTCCCGGCGCAGTGGTCCGGTCTCCGGGTAGTAGGTAAACAGCTTCTTGGAGTTGTCACGCCTCTCCTTCTCCTCCAGAAGCTTGATCAGTTCCTGCTTTTCGGAGTAACTGAGCGAGTCGAGAGTCAAGCTGTCTCTCTGAGTATTGGGTAACATCTTCTACCTCTACCTTGTCAGTGAACATCTTGAAATGCTTTCCGATCAGCTCGGTAGCCCTTACGCGCGAGGATGATGTGCTGTCCGGCATCTTGCCCTCGGCCTCTTCTTTCAGCCTTTTGCGCACCCATTCCTGACTTAAACCGGCTTCATTTGACAGGGCGGCTAGTCCTTCGTCGACTAATTTCCTTACCCTAACGTCTCTTAACAACCTTGAGGCAGCAGCATCTGCAGCATCACCTCTGGCTTTATAGCCTGCCCTGATATATGCAGCTCTACCTACTTGATCTATAAGGTATTCTTCGACGAAGCGTAATTGTCTTGCGCTTAATGGGCGATCATTCATGGATTTAATCTTAGCATAAAGAGAATCGAATGCAGTATATGTGGTTTGTGGCTATTCTGTGCACATACACCCAACCCCAGAACACAGAGGAGAGCTGATATGGGGGAAATAACCCTATTAAACATGGACTGCATGGAATACATGGCCTCGCAGCCTGATAATGCCTTCGATTTGGCTATTGTTGATCCACCGTATGGGATAGGGATGGACGGCGGGAACGTGGGGTACAAGGGATTTAATGATTTTGAGAAAAAGTCATGGGACAGCGCAACGCCGG